GTGTGCGCTGAGCTTGAAGCTGAAGGTTACGCCGTACAGCCGTTTGTTCTTCCAGCTGCAGCCGTCAACGCTCCGCACCGAAGAGATAGGGTTTGGTTTGTTGCCTACCGTAACATGCATGGACTCGAGCAACGCAACTGCCACGATGAAGAGCACACAAGTCAAGGAGGGCAGTATGCACAGCGTGACACTCAACAGGGCGATGGTGATGGGGATGCTACCGACGCCGAGAGCGTTTGCGTACAAAGATTCAGCAACGGACAGGGGCAAGAGCAATTTGGGAGAGGTGACTGGAGCGGGTTCCCAACTCAATCCCCGATTTGTGGCGGAGATGATGGGCTTCCCGCCCAACTGGACGGAATTACCTTTCCAAAGTGGCGAGCCGAATCAATCAAAGGATATGGAAACGCCATAGTACCGCAAGTAGCGCTGCAAATTTTTAAGGCAATACAACAATATCAGGAACTACAACATGAATCGTGAAGACTTCCGCAAAGCCCTCGACGCTGAACGTGAGATATATCGACGCCAGAACCCACTGCCACCATGGGCACGCACGGCCGTGACACAGGCTACCATCATTGCCTTCGTTGCTGCTGTGGCTGCCATCGGGATGGTCGCCTTCGGCATTGCATGGCTGGCACTTCGTATCTTATGGGAAATCATCCAGTAACTAACAACACACGGAGAACAACCAATGCACCAGATAATTAAACTCTGCATCAACAAGACCGTCGTCAACAAGGCTGCAACACGCCAGGACTGGGTGGCGCTAAGTGCTCAGCTTTCACCTGTTGAGATGCTCACTGATGAGATCATCAACCACCTGTGCACATACGGGTATCCCATTTGCTGTGCTGACCTGCACGTGGACCAGAAGACTGGCTTTGCCAAGCGTAATGGTGACGCTTTTAAGTCTGCACAGATTGTTGGTGTCGATATTGACAACGGGAAGCGTTCCTGGGATGAAATTAAGGAAGACCCGTATTTCAGGAAATACGCTGCCTTTGCCTACACGACGGCCTCGCACACTGCAGAGAACCCACGCTTCCGTGTGATGTTCATAACTGAGGAACCAATTCGTAACGCCAAGGACTACAAAGCCATCACGACAGCACTGGCTGAGCGCTTCGATGGTGACACGAATGCGAGGGATGCCGTTCGTATATGGTTTGGTGCAAAGAAATCAAGCGTCGAGGCATGGGGTAACATCCTGACGATGGACCAGATCGCCGACATGATTGACGGCCATGAGGAAGCCCGAGACCTCGAAATAGCCTTCAACGCCTTTGGCGGGCAGAAACCTAATGTCGATGAAATACGCAACATGCTGCGTGTAATTCCGCAGCGGCAGGACCACATTCAGTGGAAGAAAGTCTGTGCTGCTGTTGCCCATGCCGTTTCAAATGACCAGATGGCTGCACAGATACTCGAGGAATGGTCACCATGTTCTGGTGGGCTCACATACCGAGAAGTGCTCCGAAATAAGCTCACACGGGTCACAACAGCAACGTTATACTACTATGCCAAGCTGCACGGCTATGAGGTTCCCAAGGACATCATCAAGCTGGAGACCAAGGACCCCACCGAAATACTTGATAAAGTCGAGTCATACCTCGCCAGTGGTTATGAGTTCCGCAAGAACGTCATTACCGGTAAGATAGAGCTGAGAGGTGAGTCCGACGTCAAGCACGAGGCCCTGACGGACTACTGGGTGCACTCACAGCTTCGGAAGATGCGGAAAATCGGCATCAAGATAACCAAGGAACGCATGAACGAAGTACTCGACTCCGACTTTGTGCCCAAGCATGACCCTATCAAGAGCTATTTCGAAGGCCTACCCGAGTGGAAAGCTGGAGACCGCGATTATATCACCGACTATGTCGAGCTGTTGCCCCACGATGAGGACCTCGACGACGGCAGGCACAACAGCAAGGAAGTGCAGCACGCTATTTTTAAGATGATAATCGAGAAGTGGATGATTGGGGCCGTCGCTGGTGCTCTCGATCACAAGCCAAACCATATCATGCTAATCCTGCAGGGCGGCCAGGGAATAGGCAAAACAACCTATCTACGGCATTTGTGTCCTGTCGAGCTTAGACAGGATTATTACCATGAGGGTTCCATCTCAGACGACAAAGACGTCAAGCTGATCATTGCACGCTCATTCATGGTCGTAGACGATGAGCTGGAGTCAATGACCAAAAAGCAGCACGAGAGCATTAAGGCCATCATCACATCGGACACGATGCGTCTGCGGTCACCTTACGACAAATACGAGACCACATACGCCCGTAGGTGTTCCTTTGCCGGCTCGGTGAACCGTCGCACGTTCCTAAATGACGAGACGGGCTCCAGGCGCTTTCCTGTCATCCCTATCGGTGGCAACATCGACATTACAGCCATCAGGTCATTTGACATTGACGGTCTCTGGTCTCAAGTGGTGGCCTATTACCGTGAAGGGAAACGTTACTGGTTTGACGATCGTGAGATTCAGAAAATCAACGACTGGAATAAGCATTTTGAGGTGCTGAGTCAATACGATGACTTAGTCAGCAAGTACATAACGCATAAGCCAGGCATCGACGGGGCTCACATTCCGTTCCTGTCAACATCAGAGATCGCATCGCAACTGGCGAATAGGGTTTACGATGAGGAGAAAGTAACCCTCAGCATCAACGACAAGTTTATCTACGGGCTCGGAAGGGCCTTAGCCAAGGCCAACATACCCCGCATCGCTAAAAAGACCACCACGGGCACGAGAAGGGGCTACAACGTCATTGTAGCACCGAAGAACACACAGCATGCGCCGTTCTCACCTATGGAGGAGGAGTTCTAATGCTTTTCACACGAGAAGAACTGGTGGAGATGGGGCTTCTGAAACCTCAACTGTCAAGTAATGCTTTACAGTTCAAGGCTGAACTACCGAGCAATCCTCGGCAGTTCGATAAGGTTGCAACGTCTGGGTTGCCACGTTGCCAGAAGGTTGCCAGTGCAAATCAGCAAGTGGCAACCGACCTAACCCCTTTATTTATATATATATACTTCTCTAGGTTGCTAGGTTGTAAGAATATATATACTCTAGTGGAAATAAATGTAAATGGTAAAGATGAAACTCAAGTTTTACCATGCAACCCTAGCAACCAGAGTCTTGCTGAATATCTCGTAAGTCTGTGGAACATATACGACTTGCAAAGATTTTTAGAGGTTGCTACTGGTTGCCAGCCCCTAGCAACCGACAACCTTGATGTGGCCATTGAAGCCACCAACACCTGCAACCTAGGCGACCTTATCCGTGCAGATTATGGGTTCTATAAACGCCACGGTCATCCACCAGGTGACGCTTGGGACGGTATAATTACCGACGACGGCCTTGATCTAAACCAGTTTGACACCAACGAGGCTAGAGTCATTCCAGACGGCGAGGTGCTGGAGTCGGCGATTGTGGAACGCCAGAGGGTCAGACCAGGACGCACTATGCTGTCCCTGATGTATGAGCACAACGTCAAGGACTACACATGGTTTGAGGGGAGTGATGGGCAGTGGCATTGTTTCAATAACACAGGACTGACATGACAGACGACAGGGACCTCGATGATCTCGACTGGGATGCCAAGGAACACGAGATGCTGGACAAGATCAGAGCGGACAAAGCAGCCAAGATAGCCAGACGCAAAGCTGGTAAGATACCCGAGAGGGAAGTACAGAAGGCCATCGCCACACAGCTTGAACTGCTTGGGTACATGGTCATCAGGGTGAACAGCAGCGTGCAGACGATGGAACACGGCACAAGGCTCTCTGCATACCGTGTGGTGAACATCAACGCCACCAGTGGACACGCTGACCTTGCTGTATATAGGGACGGCCGTGCATGGATGTTGGAGGTCAAAACAGCGACCGGCAAGACATCACCAAGCCAGCACAAGTTCAGCGAGTGCTGTCTGCGCTATGGTGTGCCCTACGCTGTAGTCAGGTCAGTTACAGAAGCTGTCGAATTTGTAAGGGGGAACTAATGATATACGACCTAATACTTGCCGATGCCTGCCACCTGCTTGGTGTTACACCCGAGGAAGTGTATGCCAACAACAGGAAGGCAGGAGCCGTCAGGGCTCGATCGATCACATGGTATGTGTTGAGTAAGCACTACGGCTGGTCGCTGACTACGATAGCACAGCACAGCAAGAAACATCACACCACTGTCTTGCACGGCATCCGTGCAATCGAGGACGGTATCCTGATGTATGCTGACATCCGCAGCGTTGTAGCACAGATACGAGGCGTGAACTATGCACAGCTCGTGCATGGCCTGTGAGGTTGTGGATAAATACCAGAGCCATTGCGATATTTTACCGCATGAATTTGACGCCATCACAAGAGGCCGAACTCAAGAGACGCGCCCGTGCTATGCTCGGCTGGACGGCTTTGTCGAGATGGTGCTCTGTGTTGTTAGGTCGTGACGTGCCTGTGTCTGAACTAAAGGCTGACTACGGCCTCATGATCGAGAACGAACGTAACGACGTCAGGTTCCAACTGGCAAGCACACAGATCGAGAAGGCGCTGAGTGGTGATAACACCATGCTCATCTGGTTAGGGAAGCAACACCTGGCACAGACCGACAAGGCAGCCACCGAGGTGACCGGCAAGACCGACATTAGAATCCTGCTGACACCAGCGACAGAGGAGCCCAAGGCCATCGAGGATGCTGAGGTCATAGCAATAGGGCCAGCGCAGTGATAACGATAGATGCACAATTCCACCCTGGCCAAGCCCTGATATTCAAGAACCGCAGACGGTTCAACACTGTGGCCTGCGGTCGCAGGTTTGGCAAGACTGTCATGGCCGAGGCCTTGCTTATCGAGAAGGCTATCGAGGGCCTGCCGTGTGCTTACTTTGCACCTACATACAAGATGCTGTCGGATGTTTGGAAAGCTGTGAAGACAGCCCTGCACCCTATCACCACATCGATAAGTGAACAGGAGAAGCGCCTAATGCTAACCACAGGTGGCGTTATCGACTTCTGGTCACTCGATGCCTATGACAGTGTTCGAGGCCGTAAGTATGCACGTGCTGTCTGTGATGAGGTTGCTATGGTGCGCTCGTTCATGGACGCCTGGAACGAGGCCATCAGGCCGACCCTGACCGATTACAAGGGCGACGGCTATTTCTTCTCAACCCCCAAGGGACGCAACGACTTCCACACGATGTTCGAGCGTGCTAGGACAGACGAGACATATGCCAGTTTCAGGATGCCGACCTCGGTGAATCCGTACATATCACTCGACGAGATCGAGGCTGCACAGAAGGAACTGCCGACGGTGGTGTTTAATCAAGAGTATCTTGCCGAGTTCGTGGATGTGCAGGGCGCTCTGGTGAAGCGTGAGATGATCACGTATGTAGATAGTAGTCAAGTACCGCGTGACCTGAAGATCGGTATGGGTGTTGACCTTGCCATCAGCAAATCAGATAGTGCAGACTACACAGCTATTGCTGTTGTGGGCTATGATAAGGACTCAGGCCGTAGGTACGTGCTCGACATCTGGCGAGGTAAGATAGGATTTCACGAGGTCGTGGGAGCGGTGAACGCATTGGCGACCAAGTGGAACCCTTCACGTATCAACATTGAGGCCGTGCAGTATCAGGTGGCTGTCGTGCAGGAACTGCTGCGCAAGACGTCGCTACCCGTCAAGGGTGTCAAGCCCGACCGTGACAAGGTCACAAGATTTCACGGGTTGCTGGCACGCTACGAGCAGTTACTCGTTACACATGTGAGAGGGCTGGAGCCTTCATTCGAGCAGGAGCTTTTAAGTTTTCCAGAGGGAAACCATGACGACATGGTCGACGCCCTCGTATATGCAGAGATGGCCGCTGTGAAAACACAGGGCGCTGGAGTCATTACTTTCTGAGGTTGGACATGCCGCACACGTTACACCTTGGCGATTGCCTGGATATTTTACGAACTATCACCGACAACAGCGTCGATGCTGTGGTAACAGACCCACCCTACGGCCTGTCATTTATGGGCAAGCGTTGGGACTACGACGTTCCGAGCGAGGACATCTGGCGCGAGTGCCTGCGTGTGCTCAAACCTGGTGGGCATCTGCTGGCCTTCGCAGGAACACGAACGCAACACCGTATGGCCGTGCGTATCGAGGACGCTGGTTTCGAAATACGAGACATGATCGCTTGGGTGTATGGGTCGGGGTTCCCTAAGTCGTTGGATGTGAGCAAGGCGATTGACAAGGCAGCAGGAGCGGAGCGCACTGAATTTTACAAAAAACCAATTGCATACCCCGACTCTGATTGCTGGAGCGTTCCTAATAAAAATTCAAAAGGAAACAATATAGGATTTGATACACAGGGCACGAGCAACAGAAAAGACATGGACGGTCAAGGCAATTTAATCATGTCTTTACCCTCCACCGAACTCGCCCGTCAATGGCACGGGTGGGGCACGGCGCTGAAGCCTGCGCTGGAGCCTATCACGGTGGCGAGAAAGCCGCTT